AGCGATTTTGGAGGTGAATCCTGCGACCAAATACTCGCTATCACCGAAAGCCTGCCAGGGCATCCTGCGCCGAGCCGAGAAGCGGGGAAAGGAACTGCCGGAGATGCTACAGAAAGCGTTGGAGAGGTAGTCTCATGGAACGGAGACACAACCCCCAAGGCTTCCGAGGATGTATCGGTAACTCTGCGTAGCCAGCAAGGCGGGGAAGGCGTGGGGGTGGCATTTACCGCATCTGACCGATCAAACAAGGCGGCATGGGAGGGTGATATTAGTGGGACGATAAATTGTCAGATGAACTCGGAGTCGAGCAATTTGCAAATGGGTGTCCGAGAAAATTTAACAGTCCGCCGACTCACTCCAATCGAATGTGAGCGCCTACAGGGATTCCCCGATAATTGGACATCGGAAAAGATGGAACTGACCCTTGAAGGGAACGAGTGGAAGGCTACCAGCAAGGTGGTCAAACAGGCAGATGGTCCACGCTATAAAGCGATGGGAAATGCAGTCACCGTAAATGTGGCTGAGTGGATAGGGAAACAGATTGGAAAGGTATTAAGCTGATGAGTGAGTTTCTAGGATGGGCGAGCTACCCGTTGCGATTTCTCTGCGTACATTGCGGAGAGGAGTGCGACCTCGAAGATAAGCACGAGCATAAAAACTGCGAAGAACAGGAGGAACAAAATGAAGACTGAATACAAAATGGGATTGGGATTACCCCGTGGATCAAAGGTGATCGTGAAGGCGGGAAATAGGCAGGCAGATATAACCTTAGTCGAACAGGAGGATGGACATACCTGGAGGCTACAGATCGATAGGGATCTCCCCGAGACGGAATATCCGACTCTCGAAAATGCGATCCTATCGGCAGAAACTTTATTTCGGGAAGTGATATGATTGTAGCCTTTGACCTGGAGACTGTGTGGAGTAAAAACTACTCGGTCGCAAAGATTGGCCTCGACCGATATGTGAAGCATCCCGACTTCCGAGTCACCCTAGTATCCATCGTAGCAGAGGATGGATTTGAATGGGTAGGGGAGCCACAGAGGTTGCCGGTCGAGCGCCTAAACGGCCATACCTTAATCTCCCATAATGCTGAGTTTGATTCGGTCTGCGCTCGAGCCGCAATCTATAGAGGGCAGATGCCCGAGTTTATGCCTGCCGAGTGGATATGCACAGCCGATATGGCATCGTACCACCAGCTTCCACGCTCCTTGGCGGGTGTATATAAAGAACTATTCAACGAGGAATTATCTAAGGATGCCCGTGAGCAGATGGCAGGATTATCCGTTGAAGATATTCAGGCGAACTCTAATTTTATCAATTACACATTAGAAGATAGTCGAGCCTGTCTCCGTGTATATCAGGAACTGGATGTCGGATTTTCTAGGAAAGAGAGAACACTTTCTGCACTCACCCGTAGGATCGCAAACAGAGGTTTGGCGATCAATGGTCCACTCTGCCAGCAGTTTATAGATAAGGCAGAAAAGATCCTCGAAGAAGCAGACAGGAAGACAACCGAGTGGAGGCAGGCAAACCTCGCCCTGCAAACCTATCAGAAATTAATCATGGGCCAAAGAGCAGACCGCCGAGTACCCACTCGCTTAAAGTATTGTGGCGCTCCCCATACCAAGCGATGGAGCGGTGGAGGAGTAATAAACTTCCAGGCTATTCCTAACGATGAGGTGGCCGACACTTCTGCCCGTAGATGCTTGGAAGCACCACAGGGTAGGGTGATCGTATCGGCCGACCTCTCGCAGATCGAACCTCGGGTAATTGCTTACCTGGTAGGCGATGCAGACTTCCTCGGCCTAGTGCGTGGAGGGATTGATATATACGAGGCACATGGTCGGGCATCCAAGCTCTACAACGAGGATGAACCAATGGCCGAGCTTGCACCTGAGATGAGGAAACTATGCAAGGCTAGACTGCTCGGGCTGGGCTATGGTTGTGGGGCAACGAAGTTTCTAGAAGTAGCAAAATCATTCGGTGTGAATATGACCGAAGCAGAGGCGAAAAAGCAGGTGCTTCTATATCGAGCGCAGAACCCCGATGTGATGCTGGCTTGGTCCAAAATGGAGGACCAATTTCGTGAGTGGATGAAGGAGACTCCTGAATGTATCACATTTGAAACACGCTGTGGTTTACCCGTCCGATACTTCAATGCCTATGAGCAGAATGGAGAACTCTTTGCCTCGACTACCCGAGGATATGAACCGGTAAAACTCTACGGGGCTAGGCTGTTTCAAAACATCGTACAGGCAACAGCCCGATCCATCTTTGCAGACGCGCTTATTCGTATCGAAGATGCCGGTCTGCCGATCTGCCTCCATGTACATGACTCGGTAACCCTAGAGGTTGGAGAGAACGAGGGGCAGGCGGCACTTGATCTTTTAATCAAAATACTAACCGAGGAACCCAAAAGCTACCCTGGTCTACCCTTGGCCGCCGAGGGGGAAATCAAAACACATTACTGATTATGAAGTTCTTAAAAAACTTAGACTATACACAGGTGCAGGATGATAACTGGAGGTTTTATAGGGATATTGTTTTAAATTCTAAAAATTATTCTAACCGAGGGCAGCAATCGCGTGAATTGATATCATTTTCAGCAATGCGCTATCATGTCCTATGGGGTGAGCAAATTGTAGTCGACAAGCAAGTATCGGACGATTTAGCACAAACCGATTTAGAGGAAATCACATTTAAGGAACTGCCTATATTGCATGATTCTCTAGAGTTTTATTTTGATGACCCTCAACTGGGAACTTTTTTCTTAAATACTGCCGAACCAGAAAAGCTCGCAGATGCAATAGATATTTACTATAAAAGAAGAGAACTAGATCTTTATAAAAAGATTATCTTTAATTATCAAACTGAAGATAATTTGTATGCTCATATTATAAGAGCTACAGGAAATCTAACTAAAGCATCTTTATTGAATGTAAATAGCCATCTTGAGGATGTTTACGATATGTTATTCCTGTGCTTCAAGGTTTTAATCTATGCCTCAATACCTAAATTAAAGCCTAAACAAATAGGAAAAAAAGAACTTAGGTTTGGTGGGAAACCAAAAGTAAAAGGCAGACCACATTTACCGATCAATCGAGTGGTTTATTTACCTCGTGAGCAGATCATTGACGGGCAGGGCATGACCGAAAGAACCGGCAAAAAGTACAACTTCTATGGCCGGCGTGGATTTATGAGAACATATAAGCATGAACGATACACGAAGATGCGAGGCAAGATTCAATATATGCCTCCTATTCCCCCAAAGGATGAAAAACCTAAAACCACCTACAAGGTAGTAAACGCATGAAACAACTGGTGGAATGGTTGGCGTATACAGGATTCATGCTCCTGGCGATAGGGGCATGGATATGGGTAATTATCGCATTCTTTTGTGCGATTATGGGAGGAGCTGGATTTACTGAATGAAAAATAAAAATATAGAAACTGTAGGAAATGGACCCGTTTTTGATTCGATCCGTGCATGGCTTGGAGACGATCAGCGAGTGTATGTGAAAGTCGAAGGCATGGGGAATATCAGAACAGTATTTTTTAGGCTAGATGAGTTGAATGAATTGAAAGATGGCAGTCCGTTAGACCCATTGGTTGCCAAAAAAATGGCAGATGCCGAGAAGGAATTAAAATCGGTAGAGGAACAACTTCGTATTCATAAGATAAAGCTAGGCAAGGAACTAAAATCCTTGGAGGCTAAAAAGGAAAAGTTTGATCGGTACTACGAGAAGAAAAAGGAAGAGGCGAATGAACTGATCGCCAAGAGTGCTGATATTCATTCCCGAAAGTTTATTAAGTCATGCTCGGATTTTTCTAAATCATTAATTGATTTCATGGAGAAAAAAGGATGACGAGTACAGCACCTAAACTGATAGGATTATGTGGTCCTAAAGGAGTGGGGAAATCGACCTATGCACGATCCCTCGGTGGCGTGACCCTGTCATTCGCCACACCGATCAAGGAGATGCTCAAGGTCGTCCTTCCCCATCCCGCTTGGCTGGATCGAAAGGAAGAACCGATACCAGGATTTCCTGAAGGTATTACTACCCGTAACATGTTACAGACACTAGGCACAGAGTGGGGCAGGGAATCCATTTATCCTAACATATGGGTCGATGCGGCCAAGCGCATAGCCGAGCCATACCTCGGTAAGCGCCTCGTTGTATTCGATGATATCCGATTCCCCAACGAGGCATGGGCGATCAAGCGGTGGGCTGACTTGTACAAAATATCGTACAAGATCATACACATCTCTCGGGAAGGCCACGAAATCGATCCAAGCGATTCCCATATCTCCGAGCATGGCATTCCTAAACATTTTATAACCGAGTGGGTGACTGTGGATGACGAACAGCAGGCCGAGTAATTCCATCCGTAAGATGGCCACCGATGCCCGTCTCCGGCAAATGCTCAGAGCATTACCCGAGGACCACCGAGGATACACTCAGGACGAGATTGCCCGAAAAGCAGGTGTCGCCAAGCAGACGATCTCCAAGATCGAACGAGGGGCGATGATCAAAATTACCGAGCAGATCACCCGACTCCTAGCAGAAGAATAATATGGCCACCCTGAAAGGAGATATACGCAAGTTTATTGAAAACTTGCCCAATGGAATGCTTTCTCACCATGACAAAATTGTATTACCGTTAGCATATATAATTACAAGGTACGAAGAAGATTATGCGAAGGTCGAGCAGATGATCGAACATATCCTCCGGAATGTCCAACATCGGCCACATCAACCAAATGAATTACGAAATGCTATAAATGGAGCATATCATCGACATAACAACCCTGACCTGCCGAAAAACCCCATAAAAGTAGCGCAACCTGACCCCGCCCTAAAAGAAAACAACTTAGGGTATGCCGGTCTATTCGAGAAGTTCACCCTCCGATCCGACCCCATTCCGATGAATGCCGAGGATGCGCTTAAAGGACTCTTCCATCTTGACGAATCAATCTTTGTCCAGCGGGTAGTCGCCGAGCGATCTGCACCCATGACCATAGCACAGGCAATCGCTATGCCCGATCTAGCCGACTACCAGTTCACCACATACAATACCTTTCCCGCCCATGCGCCTAACCGGTCCGAAGCACAAGTGTATGGGCGAAAGTATTTACTACACGAGACCGATGATCCTGACCTCTCCTTTGAGCAACAATTAGGGCTTATTAAACGCCTCGAAACAGAGGCCGAGTTAAAGATGATTGTAAACTCAGGAGGGAAATCTCTACACGCCTGGTTTAAGTGGACTCCTGGTAACAAGGCATCATTCCTTGAACTCTCCCAAAAGCTCGGTGGAGATCCACGATTCAAACTAATGAATCAACTCTGCCGATTACCCTGGGGAACACGCAGAAAGGAAGGGGAACCCTATCCAGCCAAGCAGGAGGTAATCTTTTGGAAGCAATAGCCCTACAAAAAACCATCGCAAGACGGTTTATTAGCTTAGGGGTTCCTATGGAGGATGCTGTAAACTTTGCATCCTGTATGGACGAGACAAACCTAGTTATCATTGTCCGTAAGGAAGGCGAAGGGAAGCCCGACTTTATTATCTTAGTAAAACATAAACATTAAACATACAATCATACGCAAATGGCATACAGAGAAGACTACTTAAAACCCGAAGTTCTAGCAGATATCGATGAAATCGACCGATACCTATCATCAAAAGGTCAAATTGATTATTCTGCCAACAAAACACAAACCCAGCAGGATTCACCCCCGACTGCATATTCCATAGCTATCGAAGATCCGCTTCCACCGCCCAAGTTTTTCTCTCTCTCTCAAATGATAGAGATTAATAGAGACCCATCCACCTTGCCCAACCAAATTATTGAGGGTGTACTCTACAAAGGGTCCAAGATGATCATATCAGGCTCCTCCAAGGCGGGTAAAACCCTATCCCTCCTTCACCTTGGCCTCGCTGTAGCCAATGGACAGCCCTGGATGGGCCACAATACACACAAGGAAGGGTCGAAAGTAATCTATTTAGATTTCGAGCTAAAGCCCCGTCTAGCCGCTAGGCGGATTGCCGAAATTGTAAGGGTCAATCCAGGCTACCTGCCAACTACCCAAAACTTTCTCTACTGCGGACTACGAGGCCAATCCCGTACCCTCGAAGACCTCGTCCACCACATCGAAGACCTTGAGGATTACCAGCCCGATATGGTAATAGTCGATCCATTCTACAAACTCGCAACAGGAGCAGATGAGAACGATGCCGGTGCTATCTCCGAAGTGGTAAACCGCATGGAGAAGTTCTCCGAACGATTAGACTGCTCATTCGTATATGCCCACCACTTCTCCAAAGGAAACAAGTCTGACACAGACCACATCGACCGGGCAAGCGGGTCAGGCGTGTTTGCCCGTGACCCCGATGCTATCCTTACCCTAACACCCCACGAGGAAGAGGATCACCTCGTACTCGAGGCCACCCTCCGAGACTTCCCAACTCCCGACCCCCAAGTGGTAGAATTTTCATGGCCAAACTTTATCCATAAGCCCGACCTAGAACCTAAATTAAGAAAAGCAGGGCAGTCGAAAGAGAATAAAAAACTAAACGAAAAGCTATCCAATGCTCTTATCGAATTGCTCAAACCTAACTCGATTATGGGTCTAAATAAACTCAGAAAACTACTCCAAGAGAAAACAGGCGAGTCGATTGGTGATAAGAAAATGGATAAAATACTACTGATTTGTAAGGATAATATTAGTGTACATAAGACCGAAAATGGTGTCGGAAACATTTATTCTTATACCGAGTAGGATATGGGCAGATTACCTTGTAGAACCACCACCCCCCTCCCTTATATATTAGGAGGAGGGTGGTGGTAAAACAGGCTATAGTAGTACCTACTTCCCTGGCAGGGTAAGCTATGGCCTCCAAAGTCGGCCATTAGCTATTGCTTCGCAATACCTACCGCTCACACCTACCACCCCTTACCCTGTCGGACGGGGTAAAGGGAAGTCGGTACTACGATACAATAGCCTACAAGCTCGACCACCTACTCAGATTATCATCGTAAAAGATTTGAACCGCTTACTACTCACTCGTAAGAACCGAATACACAGCTTAGTCAGGATTGCTCGTAAAAGGCTTTGATCGGGTAAAGATGAGTCAGAAGACTCGCTGGATAGGGAAAAGGCTAAATAGATGCCTTCCTGCCCCTTTTAGGGCTATTCCTGTGAGTTAGCCTTCGGTAGCTTATCAGCTAACTCGTCAACCACTTGACCTACTGATAACTTCTTAGCCAGCCCATACTGCTTGATCAGGTCACGGGTTGCCGGATCAACCATGCAATGGAATCCGACACGGCGAACCCCAGGGCGGTTAGGCGGTCGGCCGGTTTGATTTGGGCGCTTACCACCCCATTCTTTTTTATCGGTCATCTTGGTCTTCAATATCTTTTTCGGTATGAAAGCAAGTACAAGCCTCTGTGTCATCGATATGACAGACTAGCTGGCAGATCGGACAGGTGTAATAATTATCATCGTTCATGTGGTTTATGATAAAGATTTAAGCTGAATACATCTAACTCCATCAGAGTCACGGCCTTGATATTCGTATTTGACTGACTCAAATAATCCATTTTGTAAGTTTGACCTAGCAACTATTTGAGCTTCTTTTCTGGTAGACCATCCACCGCCATACATAGATATTTCTCCTTTGCGATTAACGATCTCGCCTTGTTCGTTAGTAAATACCCAAACATTTCTTTGGGCGGTATCGTAAAATTTTCTGATTATAATATTCATTACTTTGCTAAATGTTTCAATTGTTCTTTGATTCTGTTGAAGAGCTTCACGGCCTCAACCTGTTGGTTAGCGCAAAACTTTTTTCTAGTTTCATTGTGACTCTCGTTCTTTATTTTCTGTTCGCCCCAATAAAGGCCATGTCTGAGTAGGGCATCGGTAATTATATTTAATTCTTTTTTTGTAAAGTTCATGTAATTGGTCTCCTTAGTTTAATTGAATGAGGGTGGGGTTGCTCTAAATGAATTCTCATAATATTTAGTTCCAGTATCATGGAACCATTCAGTCTGACTTCTGTCCGATGGGTTATATTTTATGATTTGCAAATCTTCGACAACTCTGTGGCGATTTCTAGCAATCCAATTTTGTGCAGATTGAATCTTTGCAAATTTAGGTGAATAAACAAAAGAGCGAACTCCAATGAAAAATGCTTGGTATATTGTTTTGTTATTATCGTTATTCATACCCTCAATCTAGCTTACCTGTACAGAAAAGCAAGATATATTTTACATTTATTTTTAACAATGTTGTAAGTGCCTAATAGTTAGTAGGCTAGGGGATGAAAAAAATTAGGACTCTACATCCGTAACCTCTGCCTCAATAACTTTTTCGTTCTTGAGGTTAGCCAGTTCTGCTCGGATTTCATCGAGGGATAAAGATTTCTTCACCTCTATGGTTTGAGTCGGCTCACCTTCGTACTGGCGATGCTTATCAATCAGTATGCCGGTAGCGATAGGGAGGACTCCTGATGGGATTTCATCGTCTTGTAGCTTCGTTATGAGACTTTCAACAGCAAGATGAGTCGCAGTACCTATTAAGGCTCGTAAATGCTTTTTAGAGTCCTTGAGAGTCTCCTGTTCCCTAGATCGAACGATAGAGACAGTATGAGGTGAAACTTTACAGGACTTGCAGATTTGTTTGATCGTTGCCCCTTGAGCTAACATTTGAACGACCTGGGCATAATCCTTTGGCCTTTTATCGTAAAGCTGTTGGCCTGTGAAGATAGCTGGGCAGACCTCTTCAGTCTTTAAGTTAGCTGGAAGGTTCTCAGCGTATCCGACTTTTCTAGGTCTTGTGGTAGGCATCGATTTAATCGGTGTAGCAATTTGAGAACTAATTCTCAATAAGGATTGATGCAAGTCTAATTAGACATAATCCCTATTTCACGAATCATTTTTTGTCCGTTTTGCTATAAATTTGGTAAAAATAAAACAATTTATACTTTTTTGCCGAAATCACATAAAAATTTTAGGCTCCAGGAGGGGGGGAGGGGGTCTGCCAACCGGCCCCGCGATCACCGCCGACCGATTATAGCCCATAAAAAAATTCTGACAAATTGCCCAACCCGAGGTGACCTCCTATCGATAATCTGTTATCATTAGCCATGCCTCTCGAATGGTCACCGCATCCCGCCATCCCGCCTCTCAGCAAGGCAGAGATGCTGCGGATGACACCTGAGAGCATCCTCGCCTATTGGGAGAGAAGGGAAGAAGCGATCAAGCTGGAGAAGGATGATCCATATCGACATGGTTTTGAACTGGATACATGGAAATTAGCGGATAGGGAGCTAAAGTCGCATCAGGAGATCCTCCTTATGGGAGGCAATCGTGCGGGCAAGTCTGAACTTTGTGCCAAGCGGGTTGTGCAATGCCTCGTAGAGAACCCAGGTACTATTATTTGGTGTCTTACAGAGACCTCGGCCAATTCGATTCAGTTCCAACAGAAGCTGATATTTAAGTATCTGCCTAAAGAATTAAAGACACTAGGTAGGGGGAAGGTCGGGTATGTAATGTATTCGCTTAGAAATGGATTTACTGCCGGAAAGTTCACTCTGCCTAACCGCTCTGAATGTATTTTTCGTAATTGGTCCCAAGATATCAGCACGATTGAGGGTGGAGAGATCGGCTGTCCGCAAGAGCCGCTCAACGGCACCCACAACATTGGGTACTGGGCGGACGAATTGGTGCCAATGCCGTGGGTGGAGACTCTTCGTTTTAGAACTGTGACCCGAAATAGTAAAGGCATCATCAGTTTCACCGCCGTGGACGGGTGGAACTCGGTGGTAAAGAGTATGTTGACGGGAGCAAAGACTGTGGAATCGGCAAAAGCTGATCTTTTGGATGGCGAGGAGGTTCCATTGGTCCAACAGCCCTTAAGGAAGGCCTCGAGTGTGGTGTATTTCCATACTGCGGCTAATCCATTTGGTGGATGGTCGGCCATGAAGACGCAATTGGAGGGGGAGAAGAGGGAAACGATCCTTTGTCGGGCGTATGGAGTGCCTGTAAAAGCGTCAAAGACTGTGTTTCCTGCCTTTTCTGACAAGAATATCGTGCAGGCCAAGGAAGTACCTGTTTTAGCGGACGATGCAGATGCCTCGTGGGTGCTTTCGATAGACCCTGCTGGGGCAAAGCCTTGGACGATGGTGCTGTTTGGGATTGATCCACATGGGGTAGCCTGGGCGGTTAAGGAGTTTCCTGACTTTGATAGTTATGGTGGATGGATTGACCTGACAAAGGGGGATAAGGTTAGTGCAGGTGAGGCGGCACAACCCAATGGGTTCGGATTAAAGGACTATGCAGAGGTGATTAGGCGGATGGAGGGTGATCGATTTGTGGATCGTATCATCGACCCGAGGTTGGGAGCGGCGAGCTATCAGAAATCGGAAGGATCTTCTAACATTATTGATGATTTAGCGGAAGAGGGCTTACCGGTCGTCCCTGCGGAAGGTTTGGACATCGAGACGGGCTTGCAGGCGATAAATAATTTACTGGCATGGGATCGTACTAAGGAGATGGGGCTGGGGAATCATCCTAAGCTGATGATTTCGGATGAGTGTCAAAACTTGGTTGCCTGTATGCAGGAGTATCAGACGGGAGATTTGAAGAATCCGGCTAAGGATATGGTGGACTGTGTGAGATATTTCGCCGTAGGGAATTTTGAATATTTTGACCAGGAGGAATTGGTCGGAACAGGAGGGGGGAGTTATTGATGAAGAGTAATAAGGTGATGCCTGGGCATCGTAATCAGATTGTATTATTAAGGCAGGCTGGGGAGACTTGGCCGAAGATCGCCAAAGCGGTCGGCTTCAGCCGAGCGACTGTACAGAAGGTGTATAAGGAGGAAGTGGCGAAGGAAGCACCTCCTGTGATTGAGGTGGAAAAGCCGAGGTATGAGAAGGCCAGGGTATTAGCGATGGTCCCGAATCCTCGTTTAATGCGGATATACTTTGAGGATCGGGATGAGATTGGTGTGTGCGTGAAGAGGCCACAGGACAATCACCCGCCCAAGAGTCAGATATTAGTGAAGAAAGTAGATGGGGAGGAAAAGCTGTACAGATTGGTATGAACCACCCCAAGCGAAGGATAATCGCATTGACGCGATGCTTCGTGAAATGGTGGTGGAGCAGGGGCTAGAATCCTTGGTTACAGGAAACGAGCCAAGACCACTAACGATTCAGGAAATTGCTGACTTCGTGGGGGTTGGTTTCACATCGCTTCAGAGAATTGAGCAACAGGCTCTGAATAATTTGAGAAAAAAAATGTTAAACTTGAAAGGTTAAAATGGAAACGGAAGTACAAATATATGAGGAAAAGCCTGATGTGGATGGGCTTAAAGAGGATTTTGAACGGGCAAAAGCAAACCTTAGTTGGTGGATGGATAAAGCCGAGGATGCTCGGGAGGTTCGCTTTAACGAATGGGCAGGAAAGAGTGGAGATGGCAAGAAGCATGGACCTGAAGCCTTTCCATTCGATGGGGCATCCGACCTCGATCCCAATGTCATCAACCCATTAATCGATGGGGATGTCGCGACTCTCACGCAGGCCCTGTCGCAGGCCAACCTGGTAGCCGCGCCTGTGGAGAGCGGTGACATTGCATCAGCCAAGCTGGTGAGTGAATTTTTGAAGTGGCGAATGGGTACGATGGATGAACTGATGAGGGAGTCATCGATTGGTGCAAATTATTTATTACAGAATGGACTGACCTTTTTCGGTACATACTGGAAGCAGGAGAAGACGAGGAAGTTCGAGCCTATTAGTTTGGACCAAATTGCGGAGCAATCACCTGAACTGGCTATGGCTATCCAGGACCCTGAAATGAAGGAGGGAGTCGAGGAGATGTTTTATCCGATGTTCCCTAACCTGAAGAAGAGACGGGTGAAGAAGATGCTTAACGAACTTCGCAAGACAGGTGAGACCGAAATTCCGACCGAAAAAGTGGTCGTTAATCGTCCGGCAGTTAAAGCATATGAGCTTGGGCGCGAATTAATCGTGGATAGCAATGTGATCGACCTGGAGTCCGCCCGTTCCATCCATTGCTTGCATTACTATACACCTGAAGCATTGAAGCAGAAGGTCAATGAGGGGTGGGATGCCAAGTGGATCGATGAAGCTATTGAGAAGGCTAAAGATTTTTACGAGGAGGAAAGATATAGCGACTCCATGATGTCCTATGACTATGGGAACAATTATGGAAGCCAGCACTACGAGGGATTGATTAAGGTTATTACTACTTATCGTAAGGAGTTGGATGAGGATGATGTACCTGTCGTTACCAAGACCTGCTGGACTGAAGAAATGGAAGAAGCTGGGTTCCATGAGCCTGTCGGGTATGACGAGGGAAGATATCCATTCGTATGTATCACGAGAGAGCATTTAAACCATCGTTTATTGGACTCTCGGGGATACCCTGAATTGCTCAAGAGCTATCAGATTGCGGCCAAGACAGAGATGGATGCGCGGCGTGACCAGGCAAGCATGACCACTTTCCCTGCTGTGGAATATCCGATTGGCCGCCGTCCCGAGCGTTTAGGACCAGGTGCATTCTTGCCTGTTCGCAGGCGTGGAGAGGTTGGATTTGTGGAGACACCGAGGTATTCACCAGCATCGACACAGGTGGAGATGGATATCCGCAAGCTATGTAATCGCATAACCGGTCGGGCGACTGGTCCTGAAGATGCGGTGGAAGCCAATGTGATTAAACAGCACCTGGTAAACTGCTGGCTCAATGGATGGAAGGAGATCCTCAAGAGAGTGTGGTGCTTGGATCGTACTTATTCAGGACCGATGATATGGTTTCGGGTAACAAATAACGAGCAGGGCGCACAGCTTATCTTGGATGAAACTGCGGAGTTGTATGACTTTAATATTTCATGGAACTCGATGAATGCAGACGAGGAGAAGGTTCTACAAAAGCTGGATACCGTTGGTAAGCTAATGGCAAGCTATGACAGAACTGGGCAAGCTCGCTTTGATGTGTACTTGAGAAAGGTACTGGAAGCAATCGATCCAAACCTTGCTGGTCAATTAATCATGCCTCAACAGGAGGCCACAACGAAGGAGATTATTGAGACATCGAACGACATCGCCAAGATCGCAAGTGGTCAGGTTGTCAATGCACCCGAGCAGGGGGCAAATGCACAGCTTCGTTTACAGGTATTACAGCAGTACATTGCCGGAAGTGAAGCGATACCAGCCACCGATGTGCAGGATAGACTGCAAAACGATGAGAACTTCGCCAAGAGACTACAGACCTATGCTAGTCAGCTAGAGTTCCAATTAACTCAACAGCAGAACGCTAGGATCGGACAGTTAGGAACTGCCCCAGGCAATGTACCAGGCACAGCAGTAGCGGCATGACGATACAAGACGCAGTTGCTGGCTTAAAGGACTTAACTGAGTTCAAAGCCTTAGTTGAATTTATAAAAGAACAGAAAGAATCGTGCTTAGTAGATTTCATGGATTACCAGCACATCGACAGCCCCGAGAAACTTGCCCGACTATCGGGTGAGATTGCCGCCTTTCACCGCATTATAACATTGATCGATGAGAAAGATGACTGAGACCCCTCATCAGAAATTCAAGACCGAGCATCGAGCCTTATTAAATCGATGGTTAGAGGAGTCTGATATTGAGGACATGGACATGGCAAAGATTGCAATGGACGATCTCAATGAATGGTTGGATGAGGATGTATTGGAGTTCGAGAGCGAGATAGACCTTTCGGACGAAGATGAAGAGGAAGGGTAACCTTTACGAACAGCAGTTTTTCATCGAGGCATTAAAGAATGGCCTCGAAGTATTCACCCCATTAGGGGACTACCTTCCACAGGACTGCATCGTAATGAACCAGGCAGGCCGAGCCTTTAAGGTGCAGGTCAAAGGCACAGGTGGTTTAATGAAAGAAGGCAGGGGTGGAATTGGCAGGTATATGGTTACTGCGGCCACCGGCTCCAAAGAGAAAGATCCAATCGATTGTACAAAGGTGGATGTAGTGGCGGCCTATGTGGAACCTCGCAACTGCTGGTACTTGATCCCATGCCTGCAAGTGTCGGGCATTCGATTAACTCTATGCCCTCATAACCCGCAGAGCCGAGGGAAATATGAGAAGTTTTTAGAAAATTGGGAAGTTTTTAAAGTTTCCTGAATAATTGTCGTTTTCATCTGCTAAAATTGTCATTGGCGGGGTGTATCTACTCCGCAGAACAACGCAAGAGAGTGCGAACTCTACAAACGCAGAGAAATTATGGCAGAAACAGTTATTAGCGAGGCTCCGGCTGAGACGGGAGCAGAAGACAATCAAGCGCAAGGCCCAATGAGCATGGAAGATTTGGCGGCATCCTTTGTTGACCAGGTCGAACAGGATCAGAAGGCATCTGACGATGAGGCTAAAGCGGAACAAACCGAGGGGTCCGAAGAGGCAGAAGCATCGGAAGAGGAAGATGTTCTTTCACAGTTTTCCGAAGAGGAAGATACCGAAGAGGAAACCGAGCAAGAGGATGAAGAATCTGACGAGGAGGAGGAGTCTGAAGAAGAACCTCCCAAGGCAGTCGGGAAGCTCCTAAAGCAGGTTAATAAACTAACCGCACGGGCTAAGTCAGCAGAAGAAACTGCTGAAGCACTCAAGGCCGAGATTCAATCTCTCAAATCCAACAGCCAACCTACTGAGCAGGCAACCGGCCAACCTGAATTGGAAAATATTCAAACCTTTGAAGACTTGCAAAAGTTGCAGAAGGAAGCCCAAGCCGCCAAGAAGTTCGCCCTACAGAATATCGGGAAGGATTATGTCGAAGTCGATGGCAAGGAATATAGCGATGATGATATCCGCAACATCCTTACCCAGGCAGACGAGTACCTTACTGAAAAGATTCCAGCACGGCATAACTACTTGAGGGAAAAAGCTCAATGGCAACAGGACACTATCGCCACACATCCCTGGCTTAACCAGGACGATGAAACGGCAGAGGCTCGGAAAGAATTATTCGGAGGATTAAAGCGCCAGTATGGCGACATCCTAAACAATCTACCAAACGGCGATTTTGTAGCGGCCACCCTTGTAAGAGGGATTGAGGCACTACAGTTGGAGAAAGCGGCCAAAACTGCACCAAAAAAGAAAGCAGTCACCAAGCCAAAGACTCCACCACCAACGGATGGAGGCAACGCCAGCCCACCAATCGAAAACGCCAATATTCGGAAACAGAAACAGAAAGAAGCGATTAAGCGCAAAGGACCACTCTCGGCAACCGATCTAGCCGCATTTCTTAGCGACTAAACTTTAATTCTTAAAATTCAAAATCTTATACCAAAATGGCCTTAGCAACTTCCTATAATGTGGACGGAGTAAAAGGTGCAAGAGAGAACCTTGAGAACCTTCTCAAGACTGTCGAGCCTACCGAAACTCCTCTTTACTCAACTCTCTCTCAATCCGCCGCTCCTAAAGCGACTCTTAACGAATGGTTAGTCGATTCCCTTGCCGATCCTGAGATCGGTGGCGTAATCGATGGCGTTGATCTTGATCTTAGCACCGCTCAGAACTTGATCGATTCCCGCGCTCGTCTTGGCAATCGTGTTCAAACTTTTCGTGACTACTTTGCAGTCTCCCGTCAGGCTGAAATGGTCGATGTAGCTCCAAATGGCACAAACGGTCTCTTCAATGCCAGCAAGGCGAAGAGTCTCATTCAGTTGAAAAGAAGTATCGAGACGGCTATTGGTTCAGGAAATGACCAGGTTGCAGGCACAGGTTCTGTAGGTTCTCTTTTATGTGGACTCGGAACTTGGTCAAATCCATCCGCAACTGGTAACACCTTTGATACTTCTTTAAAGCAACAGTTTCGTGCAGTAAGTGGTTCCCGCGTATCCTTGGCATCCTTGACCGAAGACGCACTTCGCGGACTTCTTCAAGCTGTTTACACCGCTTCCGGCGCTAAGAGCAACTTCAAGTTGTTTGCTGGTCCAGCCGTGATGAACAAAATCACCGACTACACTCGTGCGACTGTTACTAACAACCCAAGCTACCAGTTCACTCAAGATGTAAGTGGTAAGTCCTTGATTAGAAGTGTTTTAAGCTATGTTTCGGACTTCGGAAGCATTGATATAATCCCTGATCTATTTCTTGGACGAGTAAATGGTACTCCATCCGGTACAGACACCGCTGAAGGCGTAGTCAATACCGACCGTGCTTATCTCATCCCCGATGACGACACCGTATCCTTGAAATTCTTGGAAGGTATCTCCGTAATGGAACTGCCCGACAACGGTGGTGGAAAACGGGCCTTCTCAGAGTGTATGGCCACTTTGCGCATTGGCAATCCACGCGCTCTTGGTTCTATCGTTTAATTATTCATATCAAGCAATTAGTAGTTGTTTGTTTCTATGTGTTCAGCAAGGGGGCCGGCTTAGGGGTAGGCCGGCTCCCTTTTTTTTATAAGAA